CCGGGTGCGGCTTATTTTATTTTTAAATTTGCCTTCTGTTTTTGCAGCAGCACCCGAACCGGTCTGTTGATAACGCGGATTGTTCTTCCGCGGCGCTGATGGTGGTAGCTGCTTACCCAGGTTGTTTGGTTTTCCTTCCACGTCTTTGACCGGTGAGGGTGGCTTCATCGTCGCACTTTGGGACCCCTGGGGCGGGCAGCTTACGCTGCCCGCCCCTAGCCCCCACACCCCACGCTCAACGCGTGTGGGCCCGGGGGGCTGCGGCTTTCGCCGACTTTTTGCACACCTAGAATTTAATAAACTCCCCCGGTGTGCGAGGAGAGTCTACGATGCCGGCCCAAGATAAGCGAGTTCAATGGAAGAGATACCGGTACCAACGGTCATCTGAAAGTTGGCCGTGGTGGTGGACACACTGTTATATGTGCGCACGCCTACGCCGATCATCAAGAAGTCACCGAGATCGATGTTGATATCCCACTCCCCCCTAGCCTCCAAATCGGTGGCGGGGTTCGGGTCCAAGGTAGCCACTCCGGTATATCCCCTGTGAGAAACCGGAATAACTCCGATCTCGGCTAGAGAACTCCCGAGGTTGCTATCGCAAATTAGGGTTGTGGCAAGTTCGTACGTCGCGCCAGTTGCGGTCTTCCGGAACGGTGCCATCGCGAACAACTTAAGGTCTTCAAAATTACCATTAAGTGCCGCTCTGAGACGGTAGCGACCTCCAAGCAAACATTTCATCGTCGTTAGACTATTAGTCGAGTGCTTGAATTGATAGCCGCTGAAAGACAGGTCGAGAGACGGGATTGTACCGTTCACTCTCTGAAAGAGAGGAGCTCCCTGTTCAGTAAGGGCTGAACTAACAGCAGGTTGCCAAGGATTAAAGCACACAGTGGCGCAATTTTCAGTGGAACCAGCCGAAGACGGCGAGTAAGTGATCCTCCAAAGTGGTTGGACTGGGTCGTACGTAATGTTCGGCACAGTTGTAGACGATGAAGACTGGGGATTGAAAAACCTCACAGTATAATACACTTCGATGAAACCAAGCTTGGCCAAATCAGTGCAACCATTGGTCGCAAAGAAGACTTTACCTGTATCGTAACTCGGATAACCGACTACGGCTCCTTTCCTAGTAAGGCGAGCGCCACGGGCGAGATTCGAGACATCGAAACTTAGATCCTTATGGACAGTGCCCATTACAGATTTCATATTCCTAAGCTCTTGCAAACTCCCGGGCACAGATCCAACCGGATTCGGCTCGTAACCAAATGCAACAAGTCCAGGTTCCAAGGTTGAACAGGAAGACCGATACACAAATTTCAGATGCTTTATCTCGTAGTTGTCAAAATTGTTTCCAATCTGTGGCAACCACTGCCCCAACGGCGAACCATTAGAGTAGACTGAGATACCGGGCTGAACAGCCCATTGGCTAAAAACGCCAAACGAGGAGGTCCCCGTGACATTGATGCCGTAAGTCTCTGAGTGAGTGACGATCGTCCCCGTCTTATCCGAGTGGGTCGAAGGGTTGCGATTGCCGGCTTGAAAGTTGACCGAAATGGGGTTACCCATCGAGATCTTCTTAGCCTTGCTACGCTTCTTCTTCTTGCCTACGGCCTTGACTGGCTCGAGCACTACCATTGTAGCCTTTGTTTTAGAGGTGGCTACTCCCCTGTTCGCTGACTTCGTCATGCCCGGCCACGGCCCCGAGCAATAATCTTCTGCCGTTTACAAAATCAACGAAGCGCTGCGCAAGCACACGATCAGGATGGTGTTGAACCTCCTTCAACCAGTTAAGGTCGGTGCCGCTGTCGATGAGCTTGGACCTCGACGCTTCAAAAAGCATCCGTTCCCACTCACTCAACCAGCATTTCCATTGGCCGTCGACATCCTTTTCAAAAGAATGTGAGCAAAAGACAAGTCTTTCCTTGGACATCTGGGCGACGTCTCTGACCGGAACACCAATCGCAGCGTAAGCCGCGGTCAATAGCTCCTTACAAAGCTGAGTCCACTCGTGGCAGTCGTCACCCGCGGTGTTAGCCACGGAGCCGACGCAAAAAGCTACTCCCTTCCTGCCAATCCCGTTAGAGGTGGTGGTTAAGAGGTTGCCGGAGCGCTGGACCTTTTTGTCTAGGAAAATCAACAACTTGCCACCGTCAGTTATGGCTACGTTTGTCAAAAGCGAAAGCTTCCACCAATCAAAGGCCCTGTTGAACAGCTTTTCATCGCCGCTCTTCATGGTCCTCGCCATGGGGATGCGAGTAAGCTCAGCCACGGGTTCAGAAAAATTCTTCTCCCAGCCTGCAACGTCTGACGCGACGGGCGGGCGTCCAAAGGCCTCGTTAAAGGCATCGAACTGCTCACCTATCTTATTAGCATGCTCGTCGGAAAAACCGATTCCCTTCTTTGTGGGAAGGAAAGGGTAGGCGGCGCCCTCCTGCTCTGCGAAATCTCCAAAGAAGATCCGGGTTACAAGTTGGTCCACCAACGACGCGCCTGCAATAACGCGGGGCAATGGCTTACGCTTGGGGTTGGCTTGATTCTTGGGAAAAAGCCTGTCGGGGTCACGCAGCCCCAACAACAGCCAGCTTACTGGCTTTTCTGAGCACTCGAGGAAGTCGTCGCTGCCGAAGATGATTCTTTCGGTTCGCTCTTTTGTGAGCCTTTTGATTTCTTCCCCGTGGTCTTCGAGGACTGTCCTGTTTTGGTCTCCGTAGAGCCGGTAGGGATATCCTGGGCCGCTGGTTGGCTTGATGCCGGCTTGAGCTTCTGCGAAAGCAGCTTCAAACTCTTGGTCGAAAGCATCTCGAGTTGAGAAGGGGAAAGTCCAATTGACTCCCCCAGCTTCGTACAGATCTGCGATCTTTTCTGAGCATTCTTTGACTTCGTCTCCGTCCATCCTGATTCCGGGAGTTTTTGCTGTGTCGTGGTAGTCGCTGACTGACTGCAACAAGCTTTCTTCTCCGAGGTCGGGCAAGATGAACTTTTCTGAGACTCCTGGGAACATACTGTCGAAGAGCTCGACGACGGCGCTGTCTGGGGCTGAATCTCCTCGACCGGAGAACTTGCTTGCGCAATTTCCTCCGATGATATAGTTTCTGCCTTCGACGGTTTCGTGTTCGACGAACTGATAGTTTGCTTTCCTGTGGAAGTAGCTGCCGTTGATGGGCCCTCCGTCGGTCTTACCGGAGGGCTCTGAAAACCCTCTAAAACCGGTTGCGAGTCCTTGTACTTGGCCTTGAAGGCTTCGAACTTGGTCTCACTTTCGGCCTTAAGACGCTCCAACAGCTCTCGCTGCTTAAGCGCCGCGGCGTAATTGACCCCCTCTGCGATCTTCTCGAGAGGGGCGGCGGCCTTCACCACACACTCGCTCTTTTCCTCACTAGGAGTAATAGGAGCGGAGATAGGGACTCTTGCCACCGTGATGCCACTGGCCAGCTCGCTCTTTTTCTCGCTAGGAGTAATAGGAGCGGAGACAGGCGCTGGGACATCCTTGACGGTGTCTACTGCGGTCTCTGATTTCTCAGACAAGAGCTGGTTAGGCTCGGCATTGATGGTGCTTTCCTTCCCGTTACCGTGCTTCCCGTAGGACGAGGTGCCTGCTATGAACATGGCTCGCTCTGACCTGGTATTTCTGGCTTCGGCTCCCTGCCGCCCGTCGTTGCCGTATTTGCGGCCCTTCTGGGTTGGTGATTCGTAAGTCCTTTTCGTTGCAAAGTCGGCACGAGCTTTCTCGGCCCAAATGTCCTGCAAGTAATCAATGACCTCTTCGACAAGGATGAAGGTATTAGTGTCGCCAAGCGACCCCGTGTGAATTCCGGCGAGGAACCAAGTCCCTCCGCGCGAAATGAACAGGCCAGTGCCGCTCCACCCTTCGGTAGTGCTGCACTTGTGGCCGGCCATGAAGGGGTTTTCGACTGGTGAGTCTACCGGGGGCCCATTGGACCTCCAGAAGCCGCCTTCCTTCGTTACGGGATTGCCATATCCACACGCAAACATCTCATCCCCGTTGGTGATAACCGTGTCCCCAACATCGCAGCACTTGGCTGGCGAGAGGCTAGGAAGCATCAGGGCAGAGGCTTTAGACACGTCCGAGGCTGTGATCTGATAGATAGCCAAGTCAGTATCGTTCTTGGCATAACCGGTCCTAATTAAAGGCTCCGGCAACGCTGCAAACTTCTGTTGAGGAGTACCGTGCGAATTCGCTGTACTAAAATGAGTCGCAAGATCCGCGACGTGAGAGCAGCCCAAAATGAGGCTGCGGCTCTCGCCGTCTAGCTTACCCCTGACAATTGTGTAAGTGCCTCCTCCTAAATAGTCGTAGGCTCCTCCATTCTTGCGGTAAAAGCAAACACCAGACCGAAGTCGTGCGTCGCTCTTGTTGTAAACAGGGGCTGGCTTGCTCGAAGCAAAGGCCATTTCCTTGACCGGACTTTCGTCCAGGACAATAGTCTTAACGGGTTTTCCAGCCACAAGCAAAGTGACCTTATTTCCGTCTACCACGGCAGACACGTCAGTTTTGTAGCTAGGCATCTTAACAGTAAACCTCCGCCATGCGAGAAAATTCCACACGGAAAAAGGCACACTGAAAAGGAAGTAGCTTCCATTGAACCAAGCTTTCTCAACAAAGTCGCTAAGATTCTTAAACGACTGCGCCAGCACAAACAACACACTGAAAAAACAGTAGAGTGTCACGCCCCACGCGAGGAAGAGAAAAGTGTACACCGCAGCATCAACCTGGATCGAGCTGATTAAGCAAGACACCAAGGCCAAAAACTGGTAAGGAAGATTGACAACACAAGAGACTGTAGTCCAGAACAAGTCCAGAAAACGGTCAGCGACGGGCTTAAGGCTTAAAGCAACCTTCTGAGTGAAAGTATACTCAACTGGGTCCTCTACTGTCGTTTGAGGCTCAGTTTGACTTTTTGGCTCGCCAAAGTGCGCTGCCAGCTGGACCCCGTTTGTAAAATTCGGGCCCTTGCGGACAGCCTTGTGTTCCCAGCTGATCATCCCGATAGTTCCAGACGCGGTAGCGAAAGAATTCCCAGGAAGCCCGCTTGCGCAGGTAAAATCAGCCAGGCAGAAGAGAAGAATAGTAGCCATTACTCGAGCGATCCAGGCAGCCCGCTTCGGATTGGGATCCTTGGCTTGCTTCCGGATGTTTCTTTCCAGACATTTACTCTTCCTTTCAGAGCACGGACCGCGGGCTTTAAACCCCGCGACCGTCCCGCCCCCACCATCGGGCAGCGGAACTGACTCCCCAGGAACCCCCAAGGGCTCCTGCAGAGCTGTGTCGACTTTTTCCCCGGAGGGACCCCAGTCAAAGGGGGTTGTGGGGGAGTCCCCCAGCAGAAATTTGAACCCCGTAGGGCCACGCTTCCCCTGCCTCTCAGAGTCGCGTGCAAAAACCTCAG